TCACTCTACACCGCTCGCACTAACAACACTCGCATTATCGCTAACATCATTAACGCTACTATTAGCTAACGCTAACAAATCGCTCATGTTCATCTGCGCTACATTGTTATTATTGCTAGTTTCTATTACCTGGATCTGCTCTTTCCCAAACAAGCTAACGCCCGCATCAATGAAAAGTTTAGAAACCTTTTCAGCCGCTACGATAATATTAGCGCTATCCTTTTCATTATTCGTCAAGCTCGCTTTTTTGATCATCTTAATAAGTTCGCCTCTAGCCACTACCGCACAAAATAAGATCTGTTTTTTAATGTAAGCGGTATTCATCGCTTTTAATAGTAGTTCGTCGCTCGTGGTTTCGGTGATCGCTTCTAAAACGATCGGATCTAAATTCAAATGATCTAAGCTTTGTTTTAATACTTCTTTAACTTCTTCTTTTTTTGTGTCTAAAAACAAATCCATGTTTTTTTCGGTCAGCTTATCGCCTAAAATCTCTTTTATTTCTTTTTCTTCTAAGTCTTTCGTGATCCTGCGCTTTACCCAATTTTGGCGTATTTTAATGTAGCGTAAATAATTCTCATTCATCTTGTATTTTTTCGCTAGTTCTTTGATGCTCATGCCTAGCGTTTCATACATCGCTCTTATTTCATTGAAAATTTTTCGGCTCGTCCATTCGCCTTTTTTAGCCCATTGATTCAGCGTTTGTCGGCTTATGTTAAATTTTGCGGCGATCTCGCTTTGCGTGGTTAAAGTGTCCTCGTAAGCTTCCCTAACCGCTCTTTTAATGTCTATCTGTGAAAGGTTTTCGTTTTCTTTTTTTTCTTCTTCCATTATTACGATCCTCCACTCGCTAATCTTTGGTATTTTTTGAGATCAATTTTTCCTCTCGTTTCGTTAATATAATCGGCTTTGTCTTGATATGCTTTGATCTTTGCTAACATTAACGGCGATACATTACCGCCCAAACTCTCCAACATTTGTAAATTTTTATTTAAGGAATTCAATAGCGTTTCTTGCATTTGTGAGATTCTTGCAGTGTTTTCTTCCTTGCTTCTCGCTCCAAAATTTAGCGCCTCTTGAGCTTGATCTCTTAATTTCTGCGTCACTTGCCCGCCTTGTGCATAGATCTTCGCGACTCGGTTAGAATAACTATTTTTAGCTACATCCATTTTCGCTAAATCGTAATCAACGCCTTTTAATCCTCTGGTCTTGTGGTTGATCCATAGCTTAACCTGGTTAATTAGGCCGCTGTGTTCTTGCGCTTTTTTAATTAGAACATCTCCCAAATCTAAAGCCTTAATATCATCAAAAATATCCTGCGTAGCTTTGTTAATGCTCGCTAACCTGGTTTTATTCTCGCTCTTTAGGTTCAAGTTCCCGTTTAAATTCACATTTAAATCCATTCCTAGAAATTTTTTAGCCATGTAGTAATCAAACACCGTAATAGTTCTATTTTTGATCTTGTTATCCAAATAAGCGATCCCGGTAGAGAGATAAGACGGCTCATCTTCTAAATCCTTAACGCTTTGATTAGCTAAACTTTCATTAGCTAAATTTTGATTAGTTTTACTTTCGCTTTCTTGCGTGCTTGGCGCCTGTTTGATTGGTTTGTAAAGGCTATTTAATTGCTCTTCAAAAATTTCACTTTCTAATCTTTCGTCCATGCTTTTTCCTTTCTCTTAAATCACTTTAAAAATGTTTTTCTTAAACGATTCATCTTCTAGCTTGCCCTCTGCTATAAGTTTTTTTCTATTCAAATTATACGCGATCTCGTTTTCTATTTTCATCTTATTGTTTAATTTCTCAGCTTCCAACATTAAAGCGTTTTGTAATAATTGCACCTTTTGGCTTTCTATCGTAACCTGCAAATAGGATAACGCTTTTAATTCCGCTATTTTTAAAGCTTTGAGTTTCTCGGCTTCTCTTAAAGCGTTATCAATCGCTTCTTTAATATATTTTTGTAAAAATTCGCTTTCAAGCTCTTTTAAAAACATTTCCTTTAAATTTTGATTAATCACACTATAAAACGCTTTCGGTTGTGCGCTCAAAAAACTAAAATCTAAATTCTTAATCACGCTTTCAATGATAGCGTTTAATTGGCTTTCTAAAATCCCTAAAATCTTACTTGTTAGGGCGTTGGTAGTTTCGTTCGTGGTTTCACTCACAATTTCCTTTTTAGCTTCTTTAAGTTCGCTCCTTAATTCTGTATCGCTTAAAAGGTTATCTAATTTGCTTTTAATCTCGTTTTTCAGTTCTTGCTTTAAATTGCTGGTGATCGCTTGCTTGTCAAATTGGCCTATAAGTTCGTTTTTAACTTCTGCGATCAGCGCTTGCTTATTCACAAGCTCCTTAACATTTTTTTGAACAATTAAAGGCATTTCTACTAATTGCCCGTTCAAATAGCCTTGAAAGGTGTTTTTTAATCTTTCTAAATTTTCATCAGCTTTATTTTTGACTAGATCGCTTAATTCGTTCCTTGCTAATCCTAACACTTCATCATTTTTTTGTTTAAGCGTTTCACTTTCGTTAATGAGTTCTTGTATTTTATTATAGAGTTTCATTTTTAACTCCTTGCTATCTTTGCAAAACATTTTACAGAATTAAAAAATATTTTTAAGGGTTAGTTTTCTTAAATGCGTTAATTAAAGCTTCATAGCTTTGCAACTTCGCTTCGCATGTGTTGTCTTTAATTGCGATTTTGTGGTATTTGTCTTTAATTTTGGTTGTTTCTAAAATCTTGTTAGCCTTGTATTGTTGGCTTTCCAATTCTAGCGTTTCAATCGCTTCATTTTGCTTAATCAAACGCGCTTCGCTAGTGTTTAGCCTTTCGTTCGCTAGCGTTAATCTAGTCTTTAAATTAGCGTTCAAAACAAGCAAAAAAATGATGATAATATAAGGCATAACCCCCCTAAAAATACTAAAAATCAAATTATAAGGCATTAGTATCTAAACATAGGATTAGCGTAAAGCGCTTTAAATTCCTCTTTACTTATGGTTTTAGGCTTTGGTGTGCTTTGCGTGTTTAATGCGTTTTGTGTGGTTGGTGTGGATGGCGTTGTTTTCATAGTATTATTATTACCCACGCTAACGATCGTTTTAGCACTATGGTTTGTTTTCATTATCCAGTCGTTCTGCTTTTTCTTTAGCTCGCTTTCAAGCTCTAATACTTTCATTCTGTATTCGTTTAATCGTTTGTTTTGCCTGTGCGTTTCTTCGTTCATGATCTGTTGCCTTTTAGCAAAATCGATACTTTGCTCGGCTTGTCTTTTTTGCAACTCAAACGCTTGCATTTGTTTCTTATCATTCGCAAAATCGCGCATTTTTTGATACTTCAACGCTTCCTCTCTTATTTTAGCGTTATCAAAAAGGCTTCCTGCGTTGGCGATCGTGTTAGCAAAATTGCCCATGCTTTCATTAAGTAATAAATTAGCGTATCGTTGGTTATTCAACGCTTGATTAAAGCCCTCTAGTCCGCCCCTGCCCGCTGTAATGCTTTCAAAATAAGCCATGTTATTAGTTAATCCTTTCTTTGAGTTTGTTTGCTATAACGCTAATAGTGATATTTTTACTTAATTCTGTTTTAGTGTTGTTCGCTTTAAAGGTTATTGTATGTTTTCTTACCTGATCGCTTCTAAACAAACACACGCTACCGCTTGCTATTATTTCTTTTTCTTCATTATAAAAGCCTTCTGTAGCGTTAGATAAAGTGCTAAAGCCCCATAATCTTACCGGCGCGTCTTTCAACACTTCTAATTTATCGCTAAAAACCTGTATACAATTAACCTCGCTTTGTTCGTTCAATTTGTCTAATTCCTTACTCAAATTGTTTAAAATCGTTTTGAGTTCGTTAGTTTGTTCTTTTTTTTGCATGGGCTTTCTATCATTCTCTAAAAAAGCGAGTTGATTGTATTCACTGCCGATCTCTGCGATAACCTTAAACGCTGTTTCAAAATTATGAAATGTAAGCCCATTAGCCGCATTCGCTTGCACTTGTAACAAGCTTACTAATGCGTTCGCTCGGTTGATCATAGCGTTATCTTTTAGGCTCTTTAGCATCGCTTGGCATTGGATTAATTTGTTTAAGGTTTCGGCTTTGGCGTTTTGTAAATTCGCTTGCATACTTAAAAAATCAATTTGCATTTTAGCCCTAACCTGCTCGCTTTGTAAGCCTTGCGTTTCTTCATTTAAAGCTAATTGCTCGCTTTGTAAGGCAGCTTGCATGCTCATGGTGTTTAGATCTTTGTTATTGAAATTTTGTTTTTGTAAGGCTTCTTTGAAAAGAATGAAGTTTCTTATAAATCTCGTTGTATCCATTTTAAGCCTTATCAATCACCTTAAATAAAAAGTTATTAACGCCCCTATCTTTGACTAAATCAAAAAACTTTTTTACCGCTTCATTACTTTTATAAATCATTTCCTCATCGTGATGCATCCCTAACAAAACACACCCTAAAGTATCATGCGCGCTATTTCCTACATGGATCAAAATTTTTCGGTTTGTGAAATCCTTATTATTCGGATCTACAAGCTGCAACACTTCATGGCGTTTCTTATCGCATTTTTTGTTTTGGTATTCTTTAGGCACCGTGCAACTCGTATCGCTCCATACTAATTCGTAATCTCTAGCGACGATCGGTTTATCTAAATTGGGCGTATCCGTTGGCTCTCCGCTGTTTTCTAAAGAAAAGCAACTAAATAAAGCGTCTTTGTTTTCATAGTGTTTTAGGATCGCTTTATCGCTTATTCCTTGATCATGCGTGCTTTCAAATACTCTAAAGTTCCCTAACATGCCGCTTTCTTTCTTGTCTTTACGAAAAAACGCTCTTAAATCGTGTTTTCTTTCCAGTAGGACTAAATACATTAACTTCCTTTGTTTCTTGGTATTTAAGCCAAATAAGTGCGTGATTTTAAGGGTTATTATTTTTTGTGCAAAACTTAAAATCGTTTTCTAGAGTTTCGGTATAAATCAATAACGCTCGCAAATATTCTAACGATTCTAAATGCTCGCTCGGTCGTGTCGGTATTTCAATATCGCATTTAATTGGCACTTTAACCTCGTGATAGATCACCTTTTTAGCGCATGCACTAAAACTAACGCTAAAAACAAGCGCTAAAAAGTAAAGTTTCATTCTAAAATTTCATAAACTAACAATTGAGAATGTTTGTAAAATACCCAGTTGTTATTATAATCGGTCGGTAGGCTTTGCGTGGTTAAATTTGAAAAATGCGCGCTATTTAAAAAGCTTAATTCAAACCCATCTATGTTACTCGTATAATTCACATTCACCCATAAATCCTTATGTTTTCTAGAAAATACCGCTATTTTATAGTCCGCTTGCTCGCTTGGCGTTTTGAAAATACAACTAACCCTATAAGTGTCCATGATTTTATTACTAATATTTAAATTAGAGGTTTTGACTTGATAAAAGCTGCTAGCGATTGGATAGACTTTAGAATTAGTTTTCAAACACAATATCATTTCGCCCATGCTATTGCTATAAATCCCGTTCGTGTTTAATTCAAACGGCATGCTAAATTCCACGATATAGCTTTTATTCACCGCTAAACCAATATTAGCAAATTCAAACAATTTAATAAATTCATCGCTTTCGTTTTTGAACAAATTTTGATTCCCATAAACATAAATCCCTACAAACTTCGTTACGCTTTGTATTTGTGGCGTGTTTAGTAGGTTTTGCGTGTTAGCTTTCAGTTTTTCTAATTCTAACGCTAGATTATTTTTAACTCTTGTGAGTTCAGCTACAAGATTATTTTTTAATTCGCTTCCTGCTTCATTTAGCTTTTCTGTTTCGTTCGCTCTAGCGATCTCTAATTGCTCCTTTAGCATCGCTTCTAATTCTTGCTTTTTCGCTTCTAAACTCTTCGCTAAAGCGTTAATCTTAGCGTTTAGTTCTTGTCCGCTCACTTCATAGCCTGCTAAAGCGTTTTTCATCGCTTGAATTTTTGCTATGATTTCTAAATCGCTATCGCTAAAGTTTTTTAAAAGATCTAATTCATTTAAAACCTTTGAAATTTGATACACGCCCTCTAAACTAGAATAAACCTGCTCTTTAAAATCCCCGTTATTTAAAGCGTTTTCTAAATTCCTTAAATCAAAACCTCTAATCCCACCGCTAGCGCTAGCGTTATTTAAAGCGTTTTCTAAATTCCTTAAATCCATTTTACAACCTTTTTTTTAGATTATCTACCACTAAAGCGCTCACTCTCTCCGCTCCCAAATATCCCAAGCCTCCACTAATCGCTATGCATAGGCTAATAGGTAAATTAAAAAAATAATCCATGATTTCGTAACTAATCCATGTAATGAGAATGCTACTTCCAATACCTTGAATAATGTAGATCACCTTTTCGGTTTTGTTTTTAAACTCTTCGCTCCTAATACTCCGTAACACATACAATAACCCTACATATAATCCGATTATTCCTACTAAAAAATACGGGATAAGCTTAGATATTTGCTGCATGTTATTTAATTCTGTTTTTCTTGTATTCAAAATGTTGTAATCCTATTCCTTCTAAATACTCATTTAATAAAAACATATCACCTTCTAAAGCTTTTATGTTTAGTTTAGTTTCAGTTTCTAATTTTTCACTTTCGTTCGTGATATTAATAATTAAAACGAGTTCAAAAATTTCTAAAATGCAAAACAAAAACACCACTGCGGGGATCACTTTTAAAAATCTTTCATTCCACATGCGCGCTTCCTTATATTCCAGCATCAAGATAGATCAGTTCTAAATTTTCTAAAATTGCATCATCGCTTTGTCTTTTGCTTTTGATTTTAGCGATGAAGTCCCTATAACCCTTATTTTTTAAAAGTTCCAACGATCTTTTTTTAGCCTTTTTAAACGCTAAACACTTTTTTTTAATGTTTTCAATATTCTTAAAATTTTTAATATAGTTTCTTTTTTTCATTCACTGCCTTTCTTTTTCTCTTATTAAATCTTAATTGCGTAGTGGTTTTAAGGGTTATATTTTGCTAAATCCTCCATGTCGGTTTGGTTTTAAATCTAGCGTTATAACTTTCTTTGACTTCTCGTTTTAAGGGCGCTTTTACATTTCCATGCGTTATCGCGCTCGCTAAAGCATCTATACAATCATCTTTTTTAAAGGGCTTATCGGGGTTAAAGCTAAAAAGTTCTTTTTCTATCTGTTCGGTGTTGTTGCTAGAATGGCTAAACACTAAAAAACCGGTATTGTAAAAAGGCCTTATCGCTTTGATTTTATCCACTTTGGATATTTTTCTGCTTGGAGTGTAGCAAATGATTTCATCGTTTAATAATTCCTTGTTGTTTTGCTTGTTTTGCTCGTTGTGTCTGGCTAATGCGACTAAAAGCAAACGATACAAAATTAAACCTCCGCCATCACTCTCTATGAAAGTTTTTGCGTCCTTATATTTTTCTTTAGCCGCTAGAATGTGTTTAATGGTTTCTTCTTCGCTCCATATCCCGCAAAAACAATCTAAAACGATATACCTAACGCTTTCCTCATAATTTTCAACGCCCACGACCACAATTGCCCTATTATCGGCGTTCTGGCTCAAGCTTAAAGCGTTATCTACAAATATATAAGTGTTCATCTCTCCTAATTCGTGCGTGAAAACTTTCTTTAAATACTGCGGATCAAAATATCCACCGCTGCTAATGACGGGATCTTGTTGGTATTGCGCGCTAAATTCATCGTTTCCCATTTGCAACCTTAAGGCTTCTAATTGCTCCTTATTGTGTTTTTTTTCAAATAACGGCATGCCTTTCTCTCTTGTGTGTTCAAAATCCTTAATCTTGTAGATTTCTTGGTTTTCGTTCAAGGCTTTAAGCTGTATGATTTTCCATTTTTGGATCGTTTCAATATCAAACTCCCGTTCGCTCTGTAAAAAACCACATAAATCATTACTCCCTAATCGTTGCATGAGAATCGTTATATTAGAGTTTGTGTCTTGAAGGCGTGAAATAACGCTCTCTTTAAAATTCAAATTAACGGTATTAACTTCTTTTTTAGAACTCATATCGCTTACTTTGATCGGATCATCTATGAGTATCTGATTAGCGTGAAACCCAGTTAAAGCGCTTTTTAGCGTGGTAACAAACAAGCCCCCGCCCTCTCGTAAAATAAACTCCCTTGAGTTGTTTTGCAAAAATTCTAAAGGCTCATCAAAAAAGATACTTTGATAAAAAAAACTGCTCATCAAATCCCTCACTTGGTTAGCGATCTTTCTGCATAACTCGTCGCTGTAAGAAATGTAAAAAATTTTTTTTGTCCTGTCTTTTCCTAAACTCCACGCTATAAAGCATCTTGCGATAATCTCGGTTTTCCCATAGCTTGGAGGCATGTTCAAAATCAAACGCCTTATTAATTCATCGCTTTGGCAAGTGTTAGGCTGCGTGCATTCTAAAACCTTACATAAATACTTTATGTGCCAGTTGTCTAAAAACGGCTTATTTTCATACCTTTCCCACTTCAAGCGTAAGAATTGATAAAAATCACGACGCGCTAATTCCCTAAGCGCCAACTCTTTTAAAGCTCTTTGCTTATCCATTAACTAACGCTCCTATGGAAAAACAAACCGCAAAAATAAAGCTAAGGCTTAACGCTAAAACTAAAACGCTTATTCCTAGCATTTCTAAAATCCTATTTAGCATTTTTTAGCCCTTTCAATAATCTAAATTCTGCGCGCTCGGGTATTTGCGCCATGTCGTTTTATCGCTCGTTTTGAGTTTCTTTTTTGGCTTGTTCGCATCGCTTTCGGCGTTATTAGTGTTTTTAGCGTTTTGTTGTTGCATTTCGCTAATCGCTACCGCTTGGTTAATTTTTTCACTTTCGTTCGTGGTTTGACTTAACGCTCCTTGTTGCTCGTATTTGCTCGCTTTAGCTTGTAATTCCATGATTTCGGCTTGTAATTTTTGGATTTGTAAGGCTTGGATCTGTTCGTTATAAGGCGCGTTCGCTTCTGCGTTTTGTTGTCGCTCAGCGTTAGCGTTTTGTATCGCTTCTAAAACATCGTTAGTGATCGGGCTGTCCATGTCGTTTAGCATCAATGGCACTAAATTAGGCACTAAATCCGGTCTTATGGGGGCTAAAATCTTTAAAAGTTCATTCCAGTTATACCACTTTTCGTCTCGGCTTTCTATCTTCAATTGAGATTTTAAAATTAAATCAAATTTAAGCGGTCTTATTCTGTTATCATCGCTAGAATTAATTTTAAAATACCTATTGCCTAGCTTTTTATCCACGATTCTAAAAACCTGTTCTTTAGTGAAATACTCACAAATAAAGCTAACCGCTAATTTGAAAATAAGTCGATCCATGTCATCAGCAGCTTTTAAAAAGGTTTGTAAGCCCATTAAACCGCTTTCTTTCCTTTGCGCGATCGCTACCCCACTCTGTCTATTCACTGCCATTCCTAAGCTTTCATCGTTCAATCCAGCTAATAACCTTAACAATTGGCGTTTTTGTTCGGCTTTTTGGCTTAAAGCGCTCAAATCCGCTTGATTGTTCATAAATTGGATTTTATGGTCTTTTAAAGCGTTCGGTCGCACTTTAGCGATCGCATTATCTAAGCTCATGGTTTCTACAAATTCCGCTACATCCACCACGGCGTCCTCTTCAAACATCGCCTTAAAACTCCCCATCATGTTTCCCATGCGGTTTTCGGCGTAGTTAATGAAATCTTGCATGGGCTTAATGTCCCTAAACAAGCCGTAGTAATGGTTTAATTCGTCCGTGTAAAGCTTAGCTACGATAAAAGGGCATGCGCCGTTTTTGAAGGGTTTTAATTCGCTTTTATAAATCCCAGCGCTTTTATTCCATAAATACCTATTCCACTCGTAGCTTTTGGTTTCTTCATTATATTCTTTGTACCAACTTTCTATAATAGTGGCTATCTTTTCGTTATTGGCATAGTTATAGTTTATCGTGATGCCTTTAAATAAAATCATGGCTTCTTGCTCTGTGATTTCTAGCATTTTATGAAAGCGGCGCGCATCAAGAGCGTTTTTATCCGTTGAAAAATAATCTATTACAAAACTTTCAGGCCTTAAGGCTTTAATATCAATCTCTATGTTTTTGTCTTTGTCTTCAATGACCCACAATTGGATCACCCCTAATCCACCGATCAAAAGGTTCTTATCTCTTTCAATTATAGCTTTATCGTAATTTTCGCTTTGTATGAGCACCTGCAACAATGAATTCAATAAATCGCTTAAGGCTCGGTCTTCTTCTTGTTTAGGGCTTAGGCGTATTTCGCTAATGCTCTCTATCTTGTAACCTAAAATTTTATTCACAATCACTTTAAACATGTTTTCCACGATCGGCGTTTGCCCACGATCTAAAATAATGTTTAAAACATCTTGCGGGAGTTGGTTGCCGTTGTAGTATTTTCTGGCTTCTAAAAATTCATTATTAGTGATTAAAGCCTTTTGATAGTCGTTAGTGAAATCGTTCTGCAGTGTGGTAAAGTCCATTAAACACGCCTTATTTTTTAGCTAAAGATTAGCTAAATTGTGGCGTGATTTTAAGGGTTATGTTGGTTTAATACCTTGTCATGATGTCAGCGTTATTTTTGGCGATCGTATCAATCGCTTCCCTGTTCTGTAATCGTTCCGCTTCTCGTGCGTTGTAGCGTTGTTTTTCTAATTCAAACTGCTCTTTTGCCATTCTCGCGCTTTCTTTAGCGCTTTTGTTTTGCTCGCTGTAGTTTATCGCTCCCACGATCAAGCTCCCTAACCCGCCGATCGCTCCTCCTAACATTCCTAACCCTCCATAACCTCCCATGCTTTCCATAAAGTTAAAAAATTTAGAGGCTTTTGGCGTGGGCTTGTAATCATTCACAAAATCGCTATAACTCGTTTTAGAATAATTCAACAATCCAAAATTTTTTGGCATGATTGGTCGCTCTTGCGTGTTGGTTGCGTCTTTAGGCTTGAAATAGTTCGGATCGTTTAAAGGGTTCTTAAAAAACATTTTTTAGCCTTTCTTAAAGTTTTCAAGTGTGATTAACTTTTATTAAAGTTCAAAACATTTCAAAACATTTTTAAACATTTCAAAAATGTTTAAATTATTTAATACTCTACTTCAATCACGCTCGGTAAAAAATAAAGCACTCTTAGCACGCCTTTAGTGTCGGTTGTATTGGCGTTTTTGACTTCCGCTACTATAACTTTATTACTTGTAGCCGTGTAGTCTTTCGCGCTCGTGGCGAGAGCTTTATTAGCGTTAATGCCTATGTGTTCTAAAGTCAAAAAATAGTTTTTTATGGTTTCGTCTTTAAATCCTACGCTAACATCTCCAGTCGTAGTATTTCCCACCACTTCTAAACTCACCTTAACGACTTCTGCACCAGTTGGTAACGCTACCAAATCATAAACGCCGTTTTTAAATTCAAATTCCGCTTTAGCTAGATAGCTAACGCTGTGAACTTTTTGTTTCATTTTCTTTTTTCCTTTCTTATTCCATGTTAGATACTAAACCGATCACAGCGTAATCCTGGTTATCGTAAGGCGTTACGACTCCGTCTGTGCTTTGATATCTAGCTTTTGATACACCTAAAAGACAATCTACGCCGACGAGTGATTTTCTGCCTGCATCGACGGTTTCATCAATGTAAAACCTTGTTTCTTTAGATCCGGCTAATAACACCGCGCTAGCGCCGATCAAACAACCGATCGAGATTTCTTTGTTTTCTTTGATTTCTTTGATTTCTTTTTTAAGCTGTATGGGCGTTACGATCTTATTCACATTCGCTTTATTGAGATAGCGCGTAAAATCGCTATCGCTCACGCTAGAATTAGGCATGCCTACATTTAGCTTATTCCACACGCCCGCATCAATCACCGGGCAATTGTCAATCACGCCTAAAAGACCGCTATAAAGCATTCCTTTATCTTCGCCCCCGAAGGCGTAAAGCTTTCTTAATTCTTTAAATTCGCTATCGGCTTTTAATTGGTTGGCTTGGTAGCTGTCTAAAAGAATGATGTAACTTGTGTTTTGCACCACTACATTACCCACGCTTTGCATGGTTGCTCTAATGGGTTTAATCGGAAATACTTTGCTGTTATTACTTTTTAAGCCGTTTCTAGCGTGAAAAATCGCTTTTCTAATGGTCGCTACATTCATCTTATCGTTGTAAATGTAGTTTGTAAAATCATTAGTCAAGCTCGCGACGATTCTTTTATCTCTTTCTTCATTCATCCATGTAGTCAAGCTATCCACGCTCTCCTTAATGAAATCAATGCGTTCTAATTCGCTATAAGCCTTAATTTTAGATCTTAAGGAATTACCAAATGCATCCGGGTAGATCGTCTGACTCAAAATCTCCAAATTATCATAATTCGCCTCAAAATCCGTATTACCGTTAACACCGCTACCGGTTAATTGCGCTTTAATCCTTGGGCGAAAGGGTTGTTGACTAGCCACGCTAAAAAGCCTTACCCCACGATCCGCGCCTGTGCCTGTGATGCTAAAAAACGGGCTCTTTACCCAGCTTGCATTTTGGATCTCTCTACCAACTTCTATACCTAAATTAGGGTTATTGGAAATATTGTTAAAATTGATGTTGTTAAGTTTTTCTAACATTTTTACGCTCCTTAATACCTTGTCATGATGTTTTCATTGTTAGCATATCCTACGCCACTCACGCCGTTACCTAACGCTTCTTTAGGTAATTGGTGCTCTTCTTCTTTTTCTTCGCTTTTAGGCTCTTCTTTAGCGTTTAAAGCGTTGAAGTAATCTAAAATCGCATCAAAAAACGCCACGCCTTCTAACTTGTCAATCTGCTTTTTAAGGCGGTTAGGCACTTCTTCATTATAAAACTCTAAAAGCTCGTTAAAATCAATCCCCGGGTGCTTTTTTAAAAACGCTTCTTTGTCTTTTTCAATTTCTTCAGCGTCCTTTTCGTTTTGGATTTCATCGCTCAAGTCCATCGCTCTTCCCACTTTGTCCGTTAGCTTCTCTTTTAAATAGTTGTTTTGCTCCGTGAAAACAAAACGATAAAACTCGGGTTTGTTGCTAAAAAACAAATCTTCCACTTTCTCGCTCGTTTTATCCACCATGTGCTTAATGAAATCTTGTTCTAAACTCGCCTCCGCTTGCGCGATTTCACGCTTTAGGGTTTCAAGCTCGATCTCTTTTTCTTTAATACTCATGCTTATCCTTCTTATCCTTTCTTATTGATTTTAAAACTTTAACAAAAATTAAAAATGTTTTTAAGGGTTATGATTTAGTGCTAAAAAACTAACCCTATTTTTTATTTTCTCTTTTTGTTAATATACACTCGCTACTAGGTTTTATCTGTCTGTCGTTCCTGGTAGCGGTTTCTTTCAAGTTTAGCTTAAATGTTGTTAGCATTTTAAAAGCATCTTATAAAAAAATTCCTCTTGATTGGTTCCCCTTATCATCAAGAGGGATTCTTTCCTAAACTCTTACTACTTTGCTAAAATGAATATTTTTAGAATACATCAGGCTTAAATAATTCGTTAGGTTGTCTTTTGAAAGCTTTAGTAATTGCCTATAGTTCGCTAAAACGCTAAAATTGGTTTCATTGTTAGGGATTTCTAAAAGGTTGCATAAAACGCTATACACTAAAACATCAAGGCATATTTTAGGCAGTTTGATAATATCTAATACATTACTAACCTCTTCATAAATGTAACACACCACTTCAAGCTCTCCGATCCTAAACGGCGTTACACTCAGCTTATCGCTCAAAATCAATAATTCTATTTCTCCGTTATCTTTTTCTATCGTGTTACGGCTTTCTATCTCTTTCTTATCTAATTTAACGCTTTCTATCCCTAAAAGGTTATTTATCGTTAAAAAGCGTTCTTCTTCAGTGATTAAGCCTCTTGCGATCGTTTTGTTTAACTTAAACTCTAAACAAATTTTTAAAAGCGCTTGATTGATATTTTCCACTAGCACGCTGTCTAAGATTTCGTAATTTCCTACTTCGTTATCGTTTAGTCGTTCTCGCACTTTCGCGACCACTTCGCTAACTTCTATCATTTCAAAATCCTTTCTATCAATTGCTTTTCTTTCTCTAAAAAAAACTTAGGCGCTAGATAGATAAAACCTTTTTCTATGTTTTTGTCATAGACTTCTAAAAAATCCGCTAATAAAGCCTTTTGTCGCTTATCCTCTGGCTCTTTAGCGTTTAGTAGGTAGTTTTCTATGCTTTCAATTAAAAGAGCGTTAAAATTGAGATTTTTAGGATAATCCTTGTAATCTAAATCTCCCACGCCTTCACACACAAAAAAAATAACGCCGTTAAACTTGAAAAAGTTTTTTTGCGTGAAAGGTAGTTTTACTTTCTTATTAGCTTGTATTTCTTGCGTGTGCAACAAAACGCCTCTATAATCAAACGCTTCTAATGTTCCGCTAGCATCAAAAACAACCGATCGCATCATTTTATTATACTTCTCATTGACTTGTTAGATCTTTTTGTTGTAAAATCAATCAATGGGTTAGAGAATATTTCTAACCCATAAAAACACTTTTTAAGTGTGCCAAGAGACCCTGACACATAAGACGAAAGGGCTTGTGTATGGTCAAGGTGAGGCTCTTTAATCATTTTCTTTAATATTTTTCTTATAATCTGGTGCATTTTTATACTCTCCTTTCTCTTTAAACATGGTTTTAAATATAAATTCGCTTTTGTTTCTATTGATTTGTTCCACTACCACAAAATGACCATTAACTTGCTTATAGCTTATTATTCTATTATCGCGCTTAATGGTTTCATCTGCATTTTTGACAATATCTCTATAATTAGCGATATCTTTGTAGGTTATTGGTGGTTGTTTGTTGAATTTAACGCTAGGTGAATTAATCCCATGCTTATTTAATGCATGTTGTATGCCTTGATAATCAATAATAGCTTTTGCATTTTTAGGATATGTGAAATTTAAAGCCGTTATCTCGTCTTCATCTAGCCTTTCTATACCTACCTTAGCATGTTTTTTGTGAATGTATTCAACGATCTCAGGCGTTAAATTATTGTTTCCTATTACTATAATGTCTTTTCCATTATTTGGGCTTTCATCAATGAGTTTTTTAATTTCATCAAAATTAAGTTTTTTAACTGCTTCAGCTTTTATCCCTTTCTCGCTCTCTTTTTGCATGTCTTTTACGGCTTCTATCAAGCGCTTTAATACGGGATTATTTTCATTCGGCTCTCTATTAACCATTAAAAGGTAATGCGTGAAATCGTAAATATCAATGTCCTTAAATTCCTTACTATCAGGGTTAAACATATCCTTCGTAACATCTGCGATCTTAAATTCTTTCAAACCTTTTTTAATGTTATCGCTCTTTAAGGCTTCAAATAACGCTTTAGAAGGATCATCAAACCTAGCAAACCTTGCGATCGCACTTCCTAAAATCTCGCTTATATCGCTTATGTTTTGATCGCTCTTTTCAAATATCTCTAAAGAACTCGTTTTATAGAATTTTTCGCTTAAATCTTTCAGGCTCTCGCTTGTTGTTTGGTAATCCTTTAAATTCGCAAAACTGCGATCCATAATATTGCTTAAATAAGCGTTCAGGCTCACCTTAGGGAAATTCATGTCATGGATGAGATTGTGGAAACTCCCAGCGTTATCTACAAACATTTTTTTAACCTTTTCATAGCTTTTAATATCGTTAGAAAATTCTTTCTGCCAGCGGTTGAGTAATTCTATCCCTTGCGTTTTAGTGCGTGGCATGTTAAACATAAGCAACGCTAAATTACTATCGCCTACATTAGGATGAGTCGCTTGATCAAAATTAAGGTTTTTAGCAACGATGTTTTTTAACGAATAAATGCTATCAGCGTTTAATTTTTGGTCTAATTCTTTCAATTTCGCTTCATAATGGCTTAAAACCGCTATCGCATGATCGCTCTCGCTATTAAAGCGTCCTTGATTGCTTGAAGCCGCTAAATTGTTGATCTCGGTGTTGTTTAATCGGTTGTGTGGCACTCGCACTAACAATTCGTCAGGCTTTAAGTCTATGTTATAGTATTCTTTGATCGCTTTATCGTAAATATAACGGCTTTTAGGCGTGAAATTCAGCATGCCTTGGATGCGGTGGTTTCCTGCGATCACTTGCCCATCGTTTAAAATGATTGGTAAATCTTCAAACCCTCCGCTCCCAAATATCTTTTTAGGGTCAAAATGTTCAGCGATGCTTTTAATCTGTTTTTCGTTCATGTCGGTGCGTTTTTGCGTCCCGCCTGTGGTAAAGCTTGGTTTTAAGTCTTTGGCTTTCACGATCGCATAGTCTAGATCGTAAATCTCTCGTTCGTTCAACCGAACTCGGCTTTTTGGTAGTTGCTCTTGTGTTTGTGTAGGAATATCTTTTCCTACTTCTATTTTAGTCTGGCTTTCAATATTTCCCGCATTGCCTCGCTCGTGTTCTAATTTCTTTTTTAAAGCGGCTTTTCGCTTGCTCTCTTGCTCTTTAGCTTTTAAAAATTCTTGTTCGCTTTGTTCTTGCTCTCTTTGTAACTTCGCAAGCTTTTCGGCTTCTGCTTGTTCTAAGGGGCTTAAATTTTTAGCGTTTTGTGTGGTTTCGTTTAAATTTTCTGTATTTTTTAATAAATCCTCTTGATCTGTTAAATCTTTTTGTGTAGGATTAGGTTCATGGGGATGGTTTCCAGAGTGTAGACTGGCATCCCTAAAATCTGTAAAATTCCTATCGCTATAAAAATCAAAAATCTTATTCCCATTGTTTAAATCATCTACGACTAACCTAAGCTTAACGCCGTTATTATCCCATTCGTAAGCATATCTAAATCCGTTTTTAAGCCTTTCAAAACTTTCTAATAACACGCTTCCGTTTTTAATAACTTCGCTCATGTTAATTAGTTCTTCATTAGTTAGGGCGCCTGTGCTTTCTGCTCCGTAATGCTTTCTTAGTATTTTTCTAGCTCCTGCGTTCCTTGATCCTTGCTCTAAAATGTAAAGGTCGTTTAAATCTATTCCTTTGATTTCTGTTTGATCTAATTCTCCCTTAAAAACCTTTAAAACCTGTTGCTGTTCTTTAGTAAGCTTGCTTTCATCAATCTTTTGTAATTCTTGTAAGGCTTTTTCGTATTTAGTGGCTTTCTCTTTGATTTCTTCACTAGCTTGTTTAACGCCGTTAGTAAGCTCTTCAATGATTTTAAGCGTGTTGTTGCTAAATTGTGAGTTTTGCGTGCTTAATTCTAACTGCTTACTAAATTCGCTTATACTGTGGCTTCTTTCTAACGCGCGTTTTATGTGATACTTTAAGGCGGCGCCTGCGGTGGCTTCGTTTAAGGCTTTGGGTAATTTAATCCCTAAAATGCGATCCGGTGCGTTTCGGTATAGCGTTCCTAAAGTGAATTTAGTCCATTGGTATTTTAACGCTCCGCTTAAAGTGGTCGCTAAACCTTGGCTTAAATTTTTCGTTGTAGCGGGCTTTAGGCTTTCGGCGATCTTAGCATCGTTTTTAAAAAGCTTATGAAAACCGCTCGCTAT